TGCCACAGTTGCATATGGATTAGAAGATGAACCGCCTCCAGTTATATCGCTTCCATTAACATTGTCTACATAAAGAGTTAAATTATTTGCAGTTTTATTCCAGCCATCTATTATAAAAGGACCACGACTTGAAGATACTACCGCTGATGAGGCAGTTGGGATGCTTGTTGCATGAAATCCATCTACTGTGTCAGCATTTGTTGATATAAAAATTTTTCCTGAAGTTCCTTGTATAGCCAGCTCATTAGTATCAGTAGCAAAAGCAGGCTCACCAATCTGTAATGTAGCGTTTTGTATTTGTGATTTAGTTCCTCTTTTTAGTCTTATAATCATTTAATTTCTCCTCTAATTCTGCCACCTTCAATCTTTCTTGATTTAGTATCTCTGATAGTTCATTATATTTCTTAGACAGTTCATTCAACTGTCTGATTAAGTCTTGCTCCCTAACTACAAGCTTTTTATATTCTTCTTCTATCTTTGGCACATTTTTGAGCTTCTTTTCTAATTCCATTTTTTCTACTGTCAATACTCCTATCTTCATTATCAAATCTTCTACTGAAAGAATTGCATCATCAGTTATTGTTGCCTGCATTATAATGTTCCTCCATCTACTATATTTATGAACTCAAGAGCATTGGCTGAAGAATTAACTGCAACAAGATAATTTGCATATCCAGTATAAGAAATTGGCGTATCTGTTAATCCTGTAAATGTTGTAGAGCCTACGGAAACTGATGACCATTTTACTCCACTTGCCTGACTTGTATCAACTGTAAGAACTTGCCCGTCGGTGCCTAAAGGCAGAGCTGTCCAAGTTCCATTTCCTGTTGCAACAAGAATTTGCCCTTTAGAAGAAAAAGCATGCTGAAGAAGATTATTATTGCTATCTACAAGATCTTTTACATCAAGTGGGTCAGTCCCACCTGATTGGTGAGTTGTAGCATGAGTTCCCATTCCTGTTGAAAGTTTCTTTCTTTTGTCATCAGAAGCATCAGCATCAAAATAGTAAAATATATTCTCGTCTGTAACAAATGCTGTATCTCCGTCTGTAACTTCCTCAAACTCCCATGCTGTTCCATTCCAAGTAGCTATCTGGTAATCGTATCCTGACCATGCACCTGTAGCAGAAGGTGCTATCCAATACCTGTCATTAGGATTTGGAGAGCTGGGAGGTGATGTTAAATCTTTATCTAAAACTGCTTCATGAAATGTTAAACCCCTCGATACAAGAGTATCAACATATGTTTTATTAACCGCATCAGTTGAATTAGTAGGAGTAGCTACATTTATTATTCTTTGATTATTAGCACTAATAGCTGTTGAATTCTGTCCATTGATGATGTTCCAGATATCTGAGCCTGTAAGAGCTACAATATTATTTGTTAGTCTTCCTACAACTGTATTGATTCCTATCTGCAAGACTGCGGGAGTCTCAGCAGTATTGGCTACCAGTATTGTATAATTTGCGTTATACTCCTTCCAAGTTGAAATTCTTACTGCTGGACTACCTACTCCTTTACCTATTGCCAGTTCGTTAGTGTCAGTTTTAAATCCAAACTCTCCAACATCCAGTTGGGTACCTATTGGATTCGTCCCTCTTCTAATTTGAATCTTTGGCATAATATACCTCCTTTATAACACTCCCCCATCTATAATTGGGGGCAGTGGTGTTGTTGATACTGTTGGAAATATAGCAATCTTAATTTGAGTTGATGATACTACAACTGATACCTTCTCTTTAGGTTTTATTGTTATGTTGGGCTGATTATTTGTAGTAATTTTAACTTTTATTATATTTTCAGTTATATTCACTATTTTGTTACCTCTGGGTCAATATATAAATTACCTTCAAGGATACGAGTAACTACACCGTCTCTACTTTCAATTTCTATATCATAAACATAAGTATTATCTGGAGCTTTTGGATTTTTATCATCGGCTGATGGTATAGATGCTGTTAAACTTGCTGGCATTGAAATAACTAATTTTCCATTTTCAGCATCAGTTATATAACAAATGAAATTATATGCTATTGAAGACTGGTACGACTTTCTAACTTGCCCTCTTACAATATAGCCAGTTAGGTCTATTGGATTATCTGAATTATCGGTAAGGGAGAGAGTTAGTTTCCAAGTAGCTCCTTGTTTTCCTAACAAATCTACGGAGCCATCACTATTCTGTTTTACCACAATTAGCATTCCATCCCCTCCCCTGTAAAAACTCGTCTATTTCAAGCTCTTTAGTTTGTAAAATTTCTAATAATTGGATGCTTTCTAATTCTCCTTTATTTAAAAATTTTAAAATATCCCATAATGCCTGTTTATAACCATATAAAAATACTATACATTTAGAACAGTTCATTTAAGCATAAAATTAAACACAAAATTTAAAAGAGTAAAAAGAGAGCCAACAATAATACTATAAAGCACCATGTCTTTTTTAGATACATACTCCTGCTCAACACTTCTAATGCGATTAAAAATATTATCTTTATCTTTACCACAAATATTTTTAAATTCATTAAAAGAATCACCTATAAATTTTACAGATACCATCAATTCTATTATCTTTTCTTGCCCTTCCATAATTTTGGCTACGTCTTTTTTTAGTTCTTTCAAATCTTTATCAAGACTTTCCAACGAACAACTAAGATATTCATACTTATTTTCAGGCATGATTATCTCCGTAAATCGTACGCTGCAACCAATTGAGCGTACGGCAAATTTAAATATTGTAATCTCTTATAATTAAGAATAGGTTCCTGTCTGTTAAGTGTCATATATTGTAGTCTCTCAGATACAAGTCCACTTTCAGTATAAAGCATAAACCCTTTATCAGTCATAAAAATAGTTTTTATACATCCATGTTTTATATAGTTTACTGATTTGCATTGGTCTGGAGACAAAAATGATAATTCAGCCTCTCTTATATCAGTTGTATAAGATATTAAGTATATGCCAGAATCTGTTCCAATAAGTAATCCACTATTAGTTGGAGCAATCATTACAATTCTATCTGGCATCTGTATCAGATTATAACGTTTATCTATAACTTCAAAATCCCACAAATCAGAAAAATAAAGTAGATTTCCCACAGCAGAAAATAATCTACCTCTATGATGTTCTACTGGAAATCCAGCTGGAAGATACATTTTAAAATCATCTATATTGCCTTGTGGTATTTGAACTACATCATTTGTTTTGTTTATTTTGAAAAAGTCAATTCCATTTGATGCATAAATAGTTTTATTTACTTCCGTGTAATAAAGAGGCAAATCGGAAGATAGAGTATGAAGTAGAGTAGTAGGATATAAATAGAAATTTAATCCAGAAGCATAAAAGAGCCTATCTTCCGAGACAAAAGCATCTCTTGGATTCTGTATATTAATAACTGACTGAGATGCAGGAAATCCTCTGATAACACCTACATTGGTAACATAGGCATTCATCAGAGTCTTAAAAAAAGTTTGCCTTGTCTCAGTTATTCGTAATTGTTCTTCTTTGGATTGTCCTACAAAATTACTAAGACTTATTGCCACAGCATTTCACTCCAGTGGCGGATTTCATATTAGGTGCTATATCAAGCACAATTCTTGTGAGGGCTTCAATATCTTGAGCCACAAGCATTTTATTTGTTTTAATAGGGATACCATCTTCACTCACTTCGGATATATATACATATAAAATAAAACCCCCATTATCCGCCACAGTAATGCTCAATGAATCAGCTATCGGAGCCATAACTCCAGCTGGTACTCCTCTTTGCGGTTGTATCATACTACACCTCCTTTTGAATTAAATCGATTTAATTCACAAAAGTCCTTTGTGTATTGTACTTACCTCACTAATACTTGTATCTCGTATAAACTTCCCTTTAAAATCATTCAATGCATCTATATACATACTACGATATATCTGAAATGCCTGAGAATTATATGTCTCTGTATCTGGCATAGCAAAAGCTCTGGACATCACTCCAAGAATACATAATTCCTGATTTGGAAAATCAAAGGTACTGCTCATCGTATAAATCGGTATATTAGTTAATAAAGCCATTAAATAATAAGAATCATCAGGTATTGGGTATATAATAAAAGTTCCTGTTGACAAATCATTTGAGTAATATGTAGGTCTTCCAGTATTAGTTGTTCCTCTAAGTTTACTTCTTATGATATTTGGTGGGCTGTAAATTAAAGGTTCTTCTCTCATATTGGTATCTTTATCATAAATATTACATTTCATAACGACCCCGTTAGTAGTGTATTCTGTAACATTCTTAACTATTGGTATAATAGAATATGCTTCGGTATATAAATTGGCACGTCTGCTGATATCTTCTACAGTTTCATTTATTAACTGTAATAAAACTTCATCGCTCCATAAATAAGGTTCTGTAGTATCTACCAATCTTGTCCTTAATATGTCAATAAATTCAATTATAGTCATAATAATAGACCTCCTATTACCACTCCAATTAAGACGCCTATGCCTAAATTCTGTATAGCCTCAAAAAACGATTGCTTCTTTTGTTTTGATAAATCCTGCTTTAGTTGTTTTATTTCAATATCTTGTAATTCTTTTTGCTCTTCAACAAGTTTAATTTTTTTCTTTAACAATTCATTTTGTTTTTTAAGTAGGTCAACTTCAGCTGATAATTCTTCAACTTCTTTTTCCAAGATTTTTTTCTGCTCTAATTCAACAACTGCCATTTTAGCTTGCTCTACAGACATACAAGCAAGCTCTTCAGCATAAACAAAAGAGCTTAAAAGTAATATGCTACTTATAATATATAGAAATATCATATCCCAACGCCTTAAATCTTTTTACAATTTCTTCATCAGATAAAGGCTTTTTTATCTCTTGTCGCTGTTTTCTAAGAGATGCAATTTTCATATCCCTGTCTTTGATTTCCTGTTCATAAAATTTCAATTGCTCCTCTAATTGCTTTATTTCCATATCTTTTTGTTTTATAATTCTATCAGCCTTCTTGACAGACATAGAACTCCCAAGCCTATATGAAATAGACGAAATTAGAATAAAACATAATATGATACCTAATAAAATAAGAATCCATTTCATTTTACTCATCATTTTAAATTATATTCTTCTGCAAATTTAAATATTTTATATGGATATGAAATGTTTACACTACAAAAATCTACATACCTATCTTTTCCTCGCCTGCATGCTTTTTCAACCTCCTTCCATTCACAGCTTCCAGCTCTTTTTATTTCCCTATTTATATTGGCAATCCCTCCATTGTAAGCCCTAAAGGCAAAATACCAACCTTCACAAATTGTAGCTTTATAACAGGCATAATCATATAATATTCCGGCTCTTATATTCCATTCAGGAGATAATGGATTGTATGGTATTTTTCTTAGATATGGATATTTTTGATGTAACTCTCTTGCAGTTTCAGGCATTATTTGTGTTAATCCCATACCTCCATCATAGGCAATTAACCCTTCCCTGCAAGAACTTTCTGTTTTTATCTGAGCTAAAAAATAATGGTAAGGGGCATGTAGCCCCCCAATGTAGCGTGCTTCCCTCTTAACTATAGGAAGATATTTGATACATCTATCAAATGCATGCACATTAGTGAATAGTAGCAGAACTAATATTATAGCCCTAATGAACACGCTATTATGATAGATGAATACAAAAATCCTCTAAATATCCCTATAGCAAGAGTATAATTCCCACTCTGCGAGATAAATTCTATATTCTCAAATTCTCCAAAGTAAGGTCGAAAGCCCATACTCCATATAGATTCTGCAAGAAAGAATCCAACTATAGTCATACAAATCTTGTAAAGGGAGGTTCCAATAGCAGTTTTATACAAATCCAACAGGTCAATCAGAACTACCGTTATGAATATCCCACCAATAATAGGTGCAATTCTACGAAGTATCTTACTTAGCATTCATCTTCACCACTATAGCTCTTACAATTACCTTACCTTTTACTGTTGTAGCACCAGAATATGTAGCTGTTAAATTTATAGTAGCATTAGCTGTGTACCTGCGGGAATAGCCATAAGAACCTGGTGTTGTTGTTACTGTACCAGCTGAACTCTTTAAA